ACCCAATTTTTGAAATCTTGTAGATCAATATTGGTTTCTTCATCTATTCGGCCATAGTAGCCATTATCTTGTACACGATATGTGTATCCATTCTCTTGCAGGTACTGCACAAGTTGGTGAAAAAGTCCTGCATATATTTTTCTTTCACGAACATTGAACAAATGTAGAAACCCATCCCAAATCCTTGCCTTAACTTTTGGATGAAATTCTGCACCAGGAATTTTGAATGAGAAATGGTGATATAGTTCTGCAGCCAATGATGGCTCACAATCTACTTGGATAAAAACTTCATTAATTTTTGTGATTGTTGCAGAAAAATAATTTGACATAGTTGGAATAACATTTCTGAATATTCCAACTATTTATGATCATATTTGTATAATTACATTGCAGCAAAAAATGCCAAGACTAAACAGATAATAAAAACCCAACCAATGGTTGAGTCTGTTTGAATAACTGGTTCATATACTTCAACAGTTGGTTCCACTGTTTTCTTTCGATTTTTGTTACTTTCTTTTAATGCCATAATGTTTCTCAGTTGTTGTTAAAAATTAGTATCCACTTCTAAATTTTTCAAAGTCTATATGATTTTTGATATCAAATCCTCTGGAAAAAATAGATTTAATGATTGATTCTAGTGTAGAGATAGTTATTTCACAATACTCGATTTTTTTCAAAATGTCAAGCAAATCTTTGTCTCCATCCAATATTTCACCCATTTCATTTTTCAAATGCTTTGGGCCTTGATATTGCACCAATTCGTATTGTGCCAATTCTTCGCGAGTTAACTCGCCACGATAGTACCGAAATTTTACTTGTCTTAAAAGTTTGTAATCAGATTTGTGTTGAGCCAATTTCATTTTGTATTCAATCAATTCTCCCAAATATTTAGAATGAAGTTTGGAATTTTTGATTGCTTCGTCACCAATCTTTAGGTCATCGATGACACTATCTTTTTCCCACTCTGTTCTAATCTCTGTCAATTTCATATGTAACCATAATATCAAAAATGTTTGCTCATGTCAACAACTGTTTAACAAACATCCCCGTAGGGGATATGCTACGCATGTATGTTTCATTTGTATTGATCCATTTAGAACCAAATTTTGTTAGGTCAACCTAACCAATTGGTTCCATATGTATACATATTGTATAACCAATATGTTACCAATCCGGCACCAACAATGGTATTGTATCACAACTTTTGAAATCTGTCAAGTTTTATTTTAAAAATTTTTAAACAAAATTGAAGTAGGAAAGTTCGAATGTTGCTGTGCATGTGTTGTAACTGACATTGGTTAAATTTGATGCCAATGTTATGTCACCAACACTAACTGGAAACAGGTCAACAATTCGTATGTGATTATTTGGATTATTGTTGTTATCCAAGATTGACAATGTTGCATCAGAATAATTGCTAGAAATGGTTGTCGATGGTGCCATCATTCTTCTGTATTGTTCAACAAATGAATCATTATTGAACAATGATATTGGGTTTGCCATACTCTCTAACCATTTTACCAATTCTTTGTAATTTGACATATCCTCAAATACGACAAATTTAGCTACCATGGTGCCATAGTTGATCTTATACCCTGGTATCGGGTAGTTCAACATTGGAGTAGCCACAGTGGCGACAGGAGAGGCCAAATTTGGCAGGTTTACCTCTACACATGAGAACATAGTGTTAGGAATCTTGTCTATCTCCAAAATAAACCCTGTTGGGGACAAGAAGTTTAAATCATACCTGTCAAATACTTTGTCTAATTTTTGTTGCCTTTGGGAACCATTGTATCCATACACTTGAATACTATCTGATTCTTCTTGGGCACCAATTGTGCCAGTAACTGGCGCACTATAGCCATAGATATGAATAGAATCTTTGTTAATTTCTGGTGCACTAATAACACCAGAAATTTTCACATTCCCTGTTGCATGTGCAATATCTGCACCAACTTCTGCAAGCTGACTATATCCACTAATTTTGGTATTACCATATATGGATATAACATCTGGCAATTCTGATGCACCAAGATGTCCACCAAATGTACTTCCACCAATAATAGATACAACGTCTGAACCAATTTCTGTTCCAATCATTGTACCAGAAATTTTTACATTTCCTAATACAGAAATAGGATCAGAATTTTCCTGTTTGTTAAATGTCCCAGATACTTTTACTCTACCATTTGCTGATACAATATCTGGGCCAGTTTCCTGGCCAATAAATGATCCAGTTGTACTGGAACCAGCATTAAACGATCCTGTGTCTCCAATTGGTTCTTGTAATCCAAATGAACCATTGACAAGAACTTTACCATTTGATGTAATAGTATCTGTAACATCTGTGCCAGATATCTGGCCAGAAATTTTTACCTTACCATTTACAGATATGGAATCAACATTAGTTTCTTGTAGTTCAAATGTTCCTGTTACAAGAGTTTTACCATTAAATACAATTGTATCTGATACTGGTTCAGATATTGCAGAGGAACCTCTGACAAGAATTGTTCCATTCGATGCAAAGGTGTCTGCAGATTCTGTTGATGTAAAAGTTCCTGAAATTGTACCATTTGAAGAGGATGAAAAAGGTATTATTAAATTATCTGGCTCGAAAATCTGCCAAGGGTTTACAAATAAAGATTTTACCTCAGCCGCCGTTAGCCCTCGATTCCATACGTTTGCAGCAATGATCGGGAATCGACAAGGAAACCTGCTGTCGCTTGATAACCCCCCACCTATTGTTAAAGATGCATTGCTGCCCGAAATCTCTTGTTTAATCGTGCCTGACGCAACCAATACACCATTAGCATACAAATATGATGTTGTGCCTATTCTAGTGGCGACATAATGCCTAATACCCGTTCCAACAGCATCAGCCGCCTGCACGTGTTCTGAACCGCCACTATAGCTTTCAAAACCCAACTGGTTATAAAAGTAAATATAATCAGCAGCATTTACATATATACCAGTTTGTGAATACGGGTTATTTGGTATAATTGTTTGTATCAAAGCCCCTAACGCCGTATCAGGGTATGCAATGATATGTAATGCAAAATCTCCGGTATAACTGCCGTTACTTGTTGGGATGCCAGTTGCAAACTGTAATCCAGTGTTGCCGGTAACAGTGCTTAAGCCTATTCCCTGCGATGTTCCACGTTTTGAACTATTAATATATGTTGGTTTTAGTCCCCTAACCGCATCACATAAATTATGTACATCTAAAGCAAAGTATAGTTTTTTGGTTATATCAGATTTGCTAATCTGATATTTTGCTGGTTGTCTAATATGCTTTTCAGGCAGTATAAGCAATGACATTTAAGCAATATCCGCCAAATACGTGATGTAATGTAGAGTGCTACCTGTGCCTAGAGTGGTTCCGGTTGAGTTTTTAATAACAATTTTAAATGCTGGAGGAATGAATCCAATTGCCTGCCGAAGATTATATGAACCTCGTTGCAGTGTAGCATTGGTATTTAATGGCAAATATCCAACATAAAACAAATTAGCTTCATCGGTAGTAGCATTTGATCCTTCTGGTCCAGTTGAATATGTTGTACCATCCATCGCAACTTTTGCATAAACATATACTGCCTTATCTCCAGATACAGTGCCTGGAGTAATAGCAAGTTCAATTACCAAATCTACTGGATCAATTGCTGAAATATCAATAGCTGGGCTTACCGCATAATATCCATTTAATATGCCATTAAATTCTGCTGTTAATACATTGCTACTTCTTGTTGGCAATAATTTTCCGGTTGACATTATAATAAACCTCTTACTTGTATAATATCGTTGATAGAAATATTCAATCCAATTTCTTCCAATCTGCTAACAGTTTCTGTTGCCAAATATAAAATTGTTTGTTTATGTGTTTCTGTAAAATCTGGAATCAAAGTTTCTGCCACCAATGCGTCCAAAATTGATATAAAAGTTGCCTGAATTTCAGGAATTCTTAAATCAAATATTGGAAAATCTTCTAATGCAAGGGACACAACTCTGCAAGATTCTGCAGGACTATCTTTGATAGGAATTCTGACACCAATCAATGAGAAATATTGTTTGATATCATGGGCAGAAATTCTGCCCAATCTTTGAATATCTTTTCTTGACAATATTTCCAAAATTGCGCCATCGTTGCCATCGGCAATATATGGCGCAATTTCTTGGGACAATGGGCCAGTGGTTAACTCTGTTGCAAGTGTTTGTAAAATTGTCATATATCACCTAATATTATGCAGCATGATCAATGAATGCAGAAGAAATGGTTACTTGTTGGCCAGCATTGATGGACACATTATCAAGAATAATATCTGCACTAGATGTTCCAACAGTTAAGCCAGTGATAACATCGGAACCACTACCTGTTGGAGCAGTTCTAATTCTTGCTGCAGCGGCAGTACCAGTAGCATCCGCAGAAGAATCTGTCATCCCACCAGGAGTAAATGTTAATTTAACTGGATTTGTACCAGTTACGGTGCCAGCAGTTGCAGCCAAAGGAATTGTTGCCAAAATTAATGCCATACCAGTTGTACCAATTTCTAATACACCTGTGCCACCAATTGCTGTCACAATTGCGTTCATACGAGCAGTTTTTAATGATGTTGAATATGTTAATGCCATAATTGTTTCCTATTATTAATTAATTTGTTCTATATAAGAATATTGAAAAGTGATGTTACATGTTATATAGTTAACATCTGTTTTGTTTGTGCTAAAATTTATTTCGGATATTTCAACTGGAAACATATCAACAAATTTTAATACAACATTTTCGTTGTTATTGTTATCCAGTATATGCAACCAACCATCACTAAATAAATTTAAAAAATCTGATATATGCTTATTATAATATTTATTAATATTGCTCAATGCATATAACCTATGGTTATCCAATGATTCTGGATTATTTATACCATACATCCACTCCAAAATTTCCTTATAATTAATCATTTTTTCATCAATTTTAAAGGATACCTTTAAAGGTGGATATGATAATTTATTACCAATAATTGGATAATCTAATATTGGTGTTGAAATTTCTGTTATATATAAACTCTTATCAGGTATATCACATTCTTGTACAAAAAATGTAATGTTTGGTAATCTATCTATCTCAAATACATATCCTATTGGAGATAAAAAGTTTATATTTATTCTATCTAATGATTTGTCTAATGTTTGTTTTCTTCCAGAATCTCCATATCCATATAATTGAATAATATCCGCATTGGTTTCCTGTATACCAATTATTGCAACAATTGGTTTGCTTACGATAATATTGATGGAATCAGTGGTGGATTCTTGTACAGAAAAATTACCAATTATTGGTGCATTACCAGATGCAGAACAAGTATCACCCACACTTTCAACAATTTGTGTATATCCAGTAACAATAGATTTTGCAATAATGTAAACAACATCTGGCAACTCGGTTGCCCCAATTTGTCCAGAAATAATATTTTTTACATTAATCGAAACAATATCATTTGATTCTGTTGGAGAGATAGCTCCAGAAACAAAAACTTTACCAATTGATGATATTGTATCGGTATTTTCTGATAGAGAAATTGTTCCTAATGAAACAAGTTTGCCAACACCAATAGCAGAAAATATATCTGAACTAGATTCAGTTAAACCAAATGAACCCTTTGTTGTAACAAATCCTGTTAATGTTATGAAATCATTTTGTTCGGAAACAGAACTATTCCCTGTGACAATAACTTTGCCATTTGTTGATATTGTGTCAACAGATGGTTCTATTATTGTAGAATTACCTTTGACAAGGATTTTGCCATTGGCAAGGATTGTGTCAGGAGAAGTTTCAGATATGGCAGAAGTACCATGTACAATAATTGTTCCATTGACAAGTATTGTATCGGCTGCTTCGGATGAAGCAAAGGTGCCAGTTACACCAGCACCTGTGTCTAATGCCAATAATAATGACATCGGTTACTTAGATATAATAACCAGTAAACCGAACGTTAAAAATAATTGTTTGTGATGCAGTAGCAGTACCAACAACGATTTTCATTACTGTGGCGATAAATTCGCCTGGACGAATGCATAGGGGAGCATCAAGGTCAATTCGTAAATCTTGGTTATAAGGTTGACCGATGGCGGCACCAATAGGGGCAGACATAAACCCAAGTTGGTATCGTCTTGGTGCATGAGTTGTAGCTGCTTCAGCCGTTTGTAACGATACTGCAGTATGGCCAAATGCGAGTGACCATAACAATGTAGTAGGAGTTGTTGCAACAGCAGCACCACCATTGATAGCTGAAATATGGACACCTGTAATCAGCAAATTTCTACCAGTTAAATTTATAGTTGGTACTGGATTTTGAAAAGATGTGGCAATAAAATCAGTTGCAGCACCCGCTGCAGCATTGATTGCCCCCCAGCCACCCAACCCAACAGCATTGGCTGCAGTATTTGATCCAGCAGCAGCAGTTGGTAAATTTGGAGTAGAACCTGTTGTAATAGTACCAACAAATTGGTTAGTAGTAACAGTACCAGCAGTTGCTACACCGTTTTGCTGTTGGTATGCATGTAAACCTTGAATAGCTTGTTGATGTGAACAGGGTAAATTCCAGGCTATATCTAATAATGAAACAGTAAGGTCTGCAAATCTTAATGTGCATGTATTAGAAACTACACCAGTACAATGTCT